TTATAGGCAGAACTAAAATTATATTTAAACGCAGCGCCGCCAAAGTTACCTTGTTGACCCTTCTGGCCTTTCTGCCCCTTCTGGCCCTTAGATCCTTGAGAACCTTGAGCACCTTGATTACCTTGAGCGCCTTGCGCACCTTGAGCGCCCTGATTACCAGTTGCTCCCTTTTGGCCTTTCTGACCTTTCTGACCCTTGTCTCCCTTTAATCCCTTCTGGCCTTTTTCTCCTTTTTGACCCTTCTGACCTTTCTGGCCTTTAGAACCTTGGACGCCCTGAGCGCCTTGAGCACCTTGAGCGCCTTGGTTACCAGTTTGCCCTTTTTGGCCTTTATCTCCAGTTTGCCCTTTTTGGCCTTTTTGACCCTTATCTCCTTTTTGCCCCTTCTGACCTTTCTGCCCTTTTTCTCCTTTTTGGCCTTTAGAGCCTTGAGATCCTTGAGCGCCTTGAGCGCCTTGAGACCCTTGATTACCTTGAGCACCTTGAGCGCCTTGGTTACCAGTTTGCCCCTTCTGGCCTTTATCTCCAGTTTGACCTTTCTGACCTTTCTGACCTTTGTCTCCCTTTAATCCCTTCTGGCCCTTTTCTCCTTTTTGGCCTTTTTGCCCCTTATCTCCTTTTTGTCCCTTCTGACCTTTCTCACCCTTCTGGCCCTTCTGGCCCTTAGAGCCCTGAGATCCTTGTGCGCCTTGAGCGCCTTGAGCACCTTGTTGACCTTTCTGACCTTTATCTCCTTTTTGCCCCTTTTGTCCTTTGTCTCCTTTTTGCCCCTTCTGACCTTTCTGGCCTTTGGCACCTTGATCGCCTTGATCACCAGTACGAGCGAAAGTCATTATAACTTTATCATCATGGTTGATAGGGCTAGTTGCGGAGCTAGAAACATGAGCAACGTCAACAGTATACCACTCACCAGTATCTTGTTCTGTTATACCACTAATAGTAAAAAGCAAGAACTTATCAGGCTCACCTTTTACGCTCATCTTCACATGGCCTTTAACTGTTGAGCTCGAATCATCAATAGTATTAAGGTAGGTGGATATATCGGTACCTAAATCATCATTATCATCAATGTATATTTTGGAGCTAGTATTTTGATCTGATTCTTCTAATCTGACTCTACCATTTCCGGGATCATCTGCGACAGTTGAGTTTTTAAATTCATACTGAAAAGATGCGCCACCAAAATTACCTTCGGTTCCTTTTTGACCCTTTTGACCTTTGTCTCCCTTTTGGCCTTTTTGGCCTTTGTCGCCCTTTTGACCCTTTTGGCCCTTGTCGCCTTTTTGACCCTTCTGTCCTTTGTCGCCTTTTTGCCCTTTCTGTCCTTTTTCACCCTTCTGACCCTTAGATCCTTGAGCACCTTGAGCGCCTTGAGCGCCTTGAGCACCTTGTTGCCCTTTCTGACCCTTCTGCCCTTTTTCGCCCTTCTGGCCTTTTTGGCCTTTATTTCCTTTTTCTCCTTTCTGACCCTTATCTCCTTTTAGTCCTTTCTGCCCCTTTTCACCCTTCTGTCCTTTTTGACCCTTCTGGCCTTTTTCACCCTTTTGTCCTTTTTGACCCTTATCTCCTTTCTGACCTTTTTCACCCTTCTGGCCTTTAGATCCTTGCGCGCCTTGAGCACCTTGAGCACCTTGCACTCCTATTTGTCCCTTCTGACCTTTTTCGCCCTTTTGACCCTTGTCACCTTTTTGACCCTTCTGCCCTTTTTGACCTTTTTGGCCCTTATCTCCAGTCGCGCCTTTTTGGCCTTTGTCTCCCTTTTGGCCTTTCTGCCCCTTGCTTCCTTTTTCGCCCTTCTGGCCTTTATCTCCTTTTAAGCCTTTTTGACCTTTTTCGCCCTTTTGTCCTTTGACACCAGTTTGACCTTTTTGGCCTTTGTCACCCTTTTGACCCTTCTGGCCCTTCTGGCCCTTTTCTCCTTTTTGACCCTTCTGACCTTTCTGGCCTTTGTCTCCCTTCTGACCTTTCTGGCCTTTGTCTCCCTTTTGGCCTTTTTGACCTTTTTCGCCCTTCTGACCCTTAGATCCTTGCGCGCCTTGATCACCAACATCACCAGTTCTAGCGAAAGTAAGAACACATGCGTCAGCATGAGTCAACGGACTAACGGCAGATCCGCTAACATGAGCTACATTTATTTTAACGTACCCTGCTGGCTCGGAGTTTGTTGCGTCTATAGCGAATAATAGGAAATTATTTGGATTACTTTCATCAGATATCTTAACGTGCCCCTTAATTGAAGATGTAGAGTCATCAATAGTTATGAGGAAACTTCTGATTCCAGTTCCATTTGTGTCAGTATTGTCTATATAAATTTGGTCAGAGGCATTCTGCGTAGCATTATTTAATATGAAATTTCCCGGAGAGGGATCTTGGTCTGCATTAACATTACCTACAAAAGCATATTTAAAAGATTGGCCGCCAAAAGAACCAGTTAAACCTTTCTGCCCCTTCTGACCCTTTTCACCCTTCTGCCCTTTTTGACCCTTCTGGCCCTTATCTCCTTTTTGGCCCTTTTGACCTTTGTCTCCCTTTAAGCCCTTCTGACCCTTTTCTCCTTTTTGGCCTTTTTGACCCTTCTGTCCTTTTTCACCCTTTTGGCCTTTTTGGCCCTTGCCTCCTTTTTGGCCTTTCTCACCTTTCTGTCCCTTAGAACCTTGAGCGCCTTGTGCGCCCTGAGCGCCTTGAGCGCCTTGAGAACCCTGTACTCCAAGTCCACCTTTTTCACCTTTTTGGCCTTGATGACCTTTTTGACCTTTATCACCTTTTACGCCAGTTTGACCTTTTTGTCCTTTAGCGCCTTTTACTCCAATCTCGCCCTTTTGACCCTTTTGACCTTTCTCACCCTTCTGCCCTTTTTGACCTTTAGAGCCTTGCTGGCCTTTTTGACCTTGTTCGCCTTTCTGGCCTTTAGGGCCTTTCTCACCCTTTTGACCTTTATCACCCTTTTGGCCTTTTTGGCCTTTATCACCAGTTGTACCCTTTACGCCAGTTTGACCTTTTTGGCCCTTGTCTCCAATTTGGCCTTTTTGCCCTTTTGCTCCTTGAGAGCCTTCTCCGCCCTTTTGTCCTTTCTGTCCTTTATCGCCAGCGCCAGTTGCTCCTTTAACTCCTTGAGTGCCTACTCCACCTTTTTCACCTTTTTGGCCATCGCCACCAAGAACTCCATCAGTACCTTTCTGACCTTTAGGGCCTTTTTCACCTTTAGCTCCCGTAGTAGTTTTTTGAACTACGCCTTTATCGTCTTGTACTAAGTAAGTATATGTATCAGCAGCAGGAGCACTAGGTAAATCTGAAA